GTCAACGGACTTGTCGGGCTGTCCCGCCCGAAATCTTCGCGCATGAACAGCCCCAGAACGCGCGGCCCCATGGGCCGAGTCACGGCGACATCGTCGACCAACACCTTGGCGGCAATCCCCACGGGCAAGACGCGCGGCGAATTGATCTCCTCGCGCTGCGCAAGGGTGATTGCGGTGCTGGTGTCATCGAGGTCGACGACAGCGATGGCGAGCAGCTTTTCGCAAGCGGCCGGAAGCGCGGCGAGGACGGGGTTGGCGATGGGGGCTTCCTCGGCATCGACAAGCTGCGCGGCCGTCCGGCCAGCCCAGACCAGGCGGGGCGTGGCGCCGACTGCCGGCGGGATCGCCGCAACGTCTTCGAGAACCGCCACGATCGACGCGACGGTCTCTGCCACCGTACCGCCTTCGGTGACACGCACTACGATGACGTCGGCTCCGGTCGTGAGCTGGTCGTTGATGCCCTTGACGGCGTCGGCCAGCAGCCCGGTACCAAGCCCCGCCACGGCGATAGGATCGGAAGTCGAAATCCGCACGGGCGTATCGATCGGGTAGATCTCCGCCGTTGCGTCGGCGCTGGTTTCGATCAGCAACGCCTTGGAAAAATCGGCCCCGAGAACCGGTACAGGTTCGGTCTCGGGCCGCGTGAAAGTCATTCCGAAAGTCGGTGCCGACATCGGGGTCTCCTGTTTGAGGGGTTGAGTTTGAGTAGTTCGGCTAGCGCCGGTCGTCAGGGACGGTTGGCGTGGCGGGCCCGCGCGTACCAAATCCATCCGAAAAGGGTCACGCCGCAGAACATCACAACGGCCATAATTGGTGCGCCGCTCTCGCCAACACACCGCGCGAGGTCAAGATCCGCAAATAGTTTATTGGCAAGCGAACTGTAGGCAGCGTCGTGAAGTTCACAACAGTGCCGCCAGTCGATTCCAGCCAGCCCGTCGATCCAGAGCGTGCAGCCGTCGCTGATATGAGTTTGCATCACGGCATCAGACCGGCGTGCCGAGCGCTGTCAGCCAGAGGCTGTCGATGTCCTGCCCGGAAAGGCCCGTGGCTGCGAGCATGGCAGGGTCGTTGAACAGCGGGTGATTTCGCTCGTAATAGGGCGCATAGCGCCAATCGTTTAGCGCCAGGGCCCTTTGTGTAGCATCCCCAATCAAGGCAATCGCAGCTTCGATGAAGGCGTCAGGGTCCACTTGTCCGGCGAGAATGAGCGCCGCATTGACCTGACGCCTTGTCAGATGCCGTTCAAGCGGCGGCAACTCCTCCTCGTCGACATCGATCGCCGGGTTGACCGAAACCAGTCCATGCTGGGCTGGGTCCCCCAGAAAATCGACTATGAAGGGAGCATTGGGGCCGGTGAACCAGATTTCTCCCCGATGATCGGCCAGGATCGCCCAGGCACCATCCTGCCAAACGACTTCCTGCCCTTCACCGGCTTCGGGAGGCGCCCCTGAAATGCCCGCTGGCAACGGCCCGATTTCGTCGATCGTGACCTGCAACCCGTTGATCCAGTGGACCTCTCCGCGATGGTCCTCGGCTACCGTCCATGCATCTCCATCACGGACTGCAATATGTCCGGACGGGACCTCGGGCGGTGTCTCTCGGGTTGCGTTGGCTGGAACGATCCACACGCCGGGCTCTTTGGGTGAAGGGTCAGCACTGCCACTACCGGTCAGAACGCCTGTGCCGGGGTGAAAATGGTAAACGTTTGGCGCTGCCAAGATGTCCTCCTAGTATTTGATGCAGGCGAGGAGCGCGATGTTGCGCGGGCGCGCTTCGTTGCCGCCAGAGCTGTCGATCGAAAGGTCGTGGGTGTGGGCACCGCCGGAATTTATTGAAAGCGAGTGCGAGTGACTGTCCGAGGATGTATTGGCCCTATCAGCCATCCCCCCGTCTGTCGGGTTCAGGGATGTAACATTTCGACCATAGTCATAGCCGCCATTAGAGCCAGCGGCTAAGTAGTGACTATGAGTATCGGTGTTGGTTGAGCCGGAGTGGCTATGGGCGCCCGCACTCTCGGCCGTGCCGTCGTGGCTGTGCGCCTTGTTCTGGTCGTTCTGGCTTGAGCCCAGAATCCGCGCACTGTCGATAGCACGACCATCATCCCAGCCGCGAATGAATTCACCGCGCAGGTCGGGAATTTGAAAGGTGGTGGAGCCGTTGCCTGCGCCAAACGTGGTGCCAATCCGCGAAAACAAATCAGAATAGGCAGAACGGCTAACCGTGGCCCCGTTGGCCTTTAACCACCCGTCCGGAGGTGTACTTCCGGCAACAAACGTGACGGTGCCTGCCGATGTCGCCCGCTCGATGTCATCCGAGAGTGCCGAAAGTGCGCCAGAAAGTCCGACGATTTCGCCCATTGCATGTTGGTGCGCTCCGATGGCGGCGGCCGGAGACAGGAACGCCAGACCCACTTCTGACCTGACCAGCACATATCCTAGCGGCACCCCGGGGACCGACGGAAACCCCGACACTTCATCGAACTCGATGAGAACGTCTTTATCGCGCTTGGACGCCAGGGCATGCACCAGCCCCTCTATTGCGTCGATGGCGTGCCCGTGAGCGGCTTCTGCCTTGCCTGCGATGCTCGTGGCGTAGGCCGAAAGAATCGCATCGATCATATCCAGCGCGGCAGCCGTCGCCAGGAATGCATCGACAACACTCTCCTGCTCCTCGGAGCGGGAATCTGGCTTGGGTAGATTGAGCAGATCGGTAACGGCCGACATCGAAAGTCCTCCTAGATGATGCCTGCGCCGAAGTCGGAAATAACCGGCCGCGCTGCAGGGCCACCAGTCAGCGAAATCCTGATGCGCATCTGCTGGCCGGCGATGGCCGCCCTGAAGTTGCGCTCGACCCATGCCGGATCGGGCGAAATCTCGGTGGCGTTAAGCGGCAGGTCTTCCCAGCCATCGTCGGCATAATCGTATTCAAGCGTCAGGCCGGCCCCGGCAGGTACCGCTGCTTTGAGATAAGCCGAAACCCGGATGGCATCGCTGGTGTCGATGACCTTTGTGACATAGCTCGCCTCTGTTGCGATCTTGCCCGCGATCAGTTCGACCGGCGCAAACAGCACGGGAGCCAACCGCTCGGTTCCTGTCAAAATGGCGCGCACAGTTACCGTCTCGGTGATGAACGCTCCAAGTTGGAGAACCTGCCAAGGCAGGAGCCGGAAGATTTCACCACCGGCCCGTTCGATCTCGAAAACCACCGAACAGGCCGGGCTGGGCATATCTACAATGGCCCGCACCTGAAGGTCAGAACAATCGACGACATCGACAGTGCCCAGTTCCACAGTCTTGGTGGTCTGGGTATAGCGCGCCGCCACGAGCCGGAAGGCCAGGGCGTCGTTCTGATGAGCCGTCCATGTCCGCGCGTTGACCGACGACAGGCGCGGCCCGATCGGATAAGGGTGCGTCGTCACCGGGCGCTGTGCCTCGGCGTCGAACCCGCCAAGGCTGGCAAAGCTGATCGCGTGCTCACCATCATCGGTCTTGATGACGACGGCACGGTCAAGCCCCGCCGAAACGGTTACGGGCAGACCATAGCGCGCCGATTTCCAGCCCATCTGCGCTCCCGCCATGGGAACAAACGCTTCGGCTTCGACATCGGTCGTCGGCCAGCCGGTATCCACACTGACCTGGTGGATCAGAATGTGATTGGTCAGATCGCCCAGCGCGCAAAGATGGAAGTCCACACCCACGATCTGGCGTGTCGACGGCAGGTTGAAAATCTGCGCCTGCGGATCGAACGAGCCTGTTTCGCGCATGCGCCGCTCGCCATTGGTTTCCTCGTGTTCGTCGTCATCGTTCTGGCGCCGCTGAACAATTGCGGCGTCCCAGCGCTGGACTGTCGTGACACGTCGCATAACGTCGGTTTCCAGCGTGCCCTGCCCGGTGAACGAGGCCACCGCCAATGTGCCACCTTGCCCCTCGGCGGTCACCTCCTTGGTGCCCGCCGGCACGTTGGCGGGGATCGTGAAGCTGCCGGTGATTTCGCCGTTTTCGTCGGCCGTTTGTTCGCCGGCCGGTTTGACGTCGATGTCGTCGAAGGTCAAAACGTCGAGAATTTCGCCTTCGAAAAAGCCAGCAATGACGAAATCGACATCGCGCTGGCGCAAAAAGGGCAGTTCTTCGGTCGTCGAGCTGACGGTTTGCGTGGCCGAGCTCGATTGCACCCGCGAGCCCGAAATCGAAACGCCGCGGTTGAACTCGATGGTCTGCGGACTGGCCCATTGGGTGGCGCTCTCGGTCCAGAAATCGACCGCCGGAGTCAGCTTGAGCGCACCGGGCATGGGCGAAAAATTCTGGTAGGGATTAATCTTCTCGCACCCGGTCCGCAGAGCCTGCTCGACGATCACTTCTTCGACCCAATCTAGGGTCACCGGGCTGGAGAGATCGAGGTCATAGAACGTCGGCTCGATCGCCAGTTGCATCAA